GGCTGCTGTGTAGGGGGACTTCACTGCACTCCATTTATAATTCCCTTTAAAGGGAGTATACCCTAAACTTAATATTTAACTAGTGGCCTGAGGTTAGCCAAACTTTGGCAGGGTGGAGTGACAAGGTGCAAAGGTCAGCAAACATTGGCAGGGTGGAGTGACAGGAAGCCAAACATAGGAGTAGCCCTGGCACCCTGCCAACAGTGGCAGGGAGTCTTGGCAGCTGTCCAATGTACACTACAACACCCTTCATACTTTCTACCCTAGTTGCATAGCATAAAGCATAGCTACATATAAGAGAAAAAATGAGAGCACAGGGCATAGATCCTTTGCGGCTGGAGGCGGGGACAGCGGGCAACCGCGGGAGTTTCAACCTTTCGCTTCGGACCAGCCATGGGGATAGTGGCAAGTATTGTGGCTGCGGTCACTGGGGTGGCTGAAGCTGTGGCAGATGCTGCTGCTACAGTTGCTGGGGCTGCGGGGTCAGCTGCCGAGGCTGCTGCTACCAGCTTTGAACTCACTAGTTCAGTTGGAGAAGCTGCTGGGGACACTGTTCCGCTCCTTGATGGAGAAGAGGAAACAGTCTTCGACTCCTCTTGGGCCGAGGGGGGCTATGCTGATGAGGGGGCTGTTAATGACCCGTGGAACTGGGAAATGGAACCTGAGGACTTGGCTACTGGTAGTGGCAGCAGACTGTCCAGATCTCTTGCTACCGGCTTGGCAGCTGGGGCAGGAGTGGCAGCTGCCGCGGGGGGCCTGGCCTGGGCAATTGGTTCGGCTGCTGCTTCTCATTCTGAGGCTGGTCAAGCCCTCCTTGAGAGCTCTCAAGTAATACAAAGAACTCTGGAAGAAGAAGGGGAGCAGCCTTCTGTGCCAGATATTGTGATGGGGTTCATGACCCCTGAGGAATATGAGAGAGCTCTGGAAGAGCTGCACAGAAGACAAGTGGAAGGGGGCTTCTCACCTGATTCCCTCAGGGAGGCAGAGAATGCTTTAGTATACATAGCCCCTGGCTCTGGCATCCCCTACAGGGTACCTGATCAGTCTCTGTTGATGGACATGGCCCAGAGTGAACAGCCAGCTCCCTGGTTCCTTCCGGGGGCTGCGGGGCAACCCATGACTAGGGGTATGCTAAGAAGAGCTGCCGAGGCAGCAAGAGTCATTGCTGAAGGGGCTGAAAGGTCTCAAGTTTTCCGCCTCTCTGCAGATGCCCGGAGAGAACTAGCCAGAAGTGGACAGGCCTTGGCTGACCTCTACAGACGGGGACTGAGACCTTCCGATCTTCTGTACCGCCAGGTACTGAGGGGCAACAGGCAAGTCCAGGAGGACATTGCCAGGAGGGTGGCAGCAGAGATAGCAGGCCAGGCCCTAGATATAGGTATTGAACAAGGCCAGCAAATTGTTGGAAATCTAATTGGAAGTGGAGTGATTGCCACCTCTTTGGCCGCGGCCCTTACTGGAGCGGGCCATCTGCTGATTGACAAGTACTTCGGCCCCTCACTGCCTGCTGGGGCTGTGCAAATAGAGAATGATGCTTTTGATCAAGCCCCCAACATTGTCAGAGCAGATGGAGGCCTGTGGAGAAAAGGGAGAGCCAGCTATCTGGTGGAAGAAGAGGGAAGACTGGGGACTGTTGACCTTTCTTACTATGCTCCCGAGACTACTAACAGAGGCCTTCCAAGCACAGAGCCCTGGTTCCACTTCCCCCCTCGGTCCCCAACTCAGCTGCAAAACCTGGAGATGTACCTGAAGAATAACTGGGGAGGTGAAAACACCTACTATCAACCCACTGGAGAAGGGACCTTCCTTATTGGAGACCTTGTGTTACAGGAGGCCCAGTACAGAAGGAAGAATGCCCGTGCTAAAAGGAGGCCACGAGATACTGGACCTGGTACCCGGACCAAGAGAACACGTCGAGCTAGAAATTAATTGCTTCCTCTCCCCCAACTACGTTCTCCCGGGGGCTGCCGGGACTGCTGCCCCTAAGTGGTGTACCTCAGCCATTCCTCTGAACAAAATCCCTGTTGCCATACAGGGGTCTAAGTTGAAAATTTGGGAGTGCTACAAGGTTAAAACTGGCACCACCAACTGGACCACCTGGCTCCCCTTGCAGCTATCCAGTGTCTTTAATGGCCCTATGGGTAGTGCATGGAGTGTTTCTGGGATGCCTATGTCTATGTTACCTGTTGTTAATAGTACAGCAAGTGACAGCCAGGACTCGGGGGCAGTCGCCCCCCTCACAAACAGCACTGTCCCGGTTGCCCTCACCCAGCACTATGTTAAGTCTATTGCGGACCTTCTGTACAACCCCTGGGTGGAGAATGCCAAATACTTCATGAGGGCCAGCATTGGGAGTACCCCTATGCAGTTTGGGGACAACAACTCCACCACAGTCCTGCTTACTGATGAGAATGGCTGGGGTATTATGTGCCCAAATCAGGAGGTGTTCCTTACCTCTTGTGATTTTGCCACACAGGCTGACCAGACCACCAGTACCAACCCCTTCACTGTGTTTCAGTTCCCAAGATATTTCAAGCTGTACTTTAGGCAGAGGTATGTTAAGTCTCCTGTTGTTCTGGCTGATATCTTCCAGGATTATGCCCTCTCCCAAGTCCAGGGGTACACTGGTGAAACCCAAAATGTTATGGAGGTGTCCATGGAGACAGATTCTAGGGGGAACCCGGGCCCAGAGGGCATGTTGAATCCCACAGGGGTAAGAAACACACTGCAGACAAGTGGAAGTTCTTCAGCAAATACTGCAAATTTATTTGTAAGGCCTGAGGCCACCTCCCTGTTGGCAAAGTATGGCTTCCCCCCGGGCCCTGTTAAGAAGGAAGAGAACCAAAACCAGACTCCTCCGACCCCATGCTCGAGCCCTGTGTTGAGAGGGAAGAAATAAACTGTTTAAACCTACTAATTGGGTCTGTGTTTACGTCAAAGTTGGGGTCCATTTCTTCTTCCAGGGGCATCTCCTCTCTGCAAGATAAATCTAGTAAATCTCTCTCCATTTCTTCAATGAACTCCTTTGTATCCTCCTTAAGCATATCTACCAAGGGTCTCACACTCTCAGGGAAGCTGTCTGTGGGAATGAAGATGGCCTGTGTGAGAGCAAAGGTGTGACCACTGCAAAGTTCACTCCTAGAAAAGCAGTATCTGAACATAAAGTTATCAGGGTCATTTAAATTCTTTGAAAACTCTATAACCTTTCCTCTTGCTTTAATACTGTCTGGTATAGTGTACTCATTGCAGGTAATGATCCATGGGGGGAACACCTGCTCGACTCTGTTGTGGTGCTTCCTTTCAAGTCCAACAGGAATACACCCATCAAGGTGGTCCCTAAGCTGGTCCAGGTTTTTAAACCCCCAACCATTATTTAGTTCTCTCCTGTCAGAATTACCAAGTACATCATCAAATACCACTAACCTTTGGTCTAGTGCACCCCCAAGCTCAAAGTGAAGTCTGTCTTTGCTTAGGTTTACATTGAGAGAAGCCCCCAGAAAGAAGCCCCTTATTGATTGAGCAACAGTAGTCTTCCCACAATCAAAAGGCCCCCGGAATATAAGACCTCTCTTTTTTGGCTCTCCAATTACAATAGCATCATACACAGTCTCCAAAAACTGTTCAAAGTCACCAGGTACAATATGTTTAAACAATACAGCTCTAGCTGCCAAAGGTTTGGCAGGACCCCCCCCTTTAGCCAGTGGCTCCAACAGTTCCTTAAGTCTCTTGGCATAGAAGTTAGCAGGGGGTAACCGTTTCCCTTGTAGCCTTAGAAAGGCCTGTACAGAGTCTGCAGCATGGGCAGCAGCCTTCCTCTTCTCCTTCAGCTTTGCAAAAGCCAGGGCATTAGCATGGTGGGCAACATGATGGGGTTTGTGAGTAGCCAAGTCAGGCCTCTGCTTGTCATCTTCAGCACACAGTGTGCACTCAGTGAGAGGAACAGTAAACTCATGCTGGTAGACCCCTTGCAGGTATACAGGATCAGTTATTTCCATGTCCAAAGCAAACTTTTCCAGCATAACTAGGCTGAACTCCTCTGCATGGGGGGTAGGGTCCGGGGTCCCGAAGGTAAAACCATCCGGGAACAAACTTAAGCAGTCACTCTTCAGCTGGGACCACCTCCGAGGCCACACACAGCCAAGGTGGAAAGACTTAGTAACCTTGTAAACCCTCTGGGTCATACCACTGAGGGTACTTCTGTACTGGAGATGGACCCCCAGCATACCAAGACCACTGGCCATTTTACCCATGAACATATCAGCTACCTTCAGGTCTTGAACAGCCCTTTTGATCCCCACACAACAGGGGTATGGGGCCAGGAACACAAATACACTGACATAGCTAGCAGGCATTGCATTCATAAAATGAGCAGCAATCAAAGGGTCCCAAGACTGATTAAACTCTGGGGTCCCAGGAGAACCTGAGCCAGAGCTTCCAGTGTCCATAAGATCCTCCCGGAATCTCTTGCAGTACTCACTCCACAAAGCATTGTAGTACTGGGTCTTCTGTGTTCCCTCGGGGTCCTTGTCAGGATGATGTTTCAGTAGCTTCCTCCTCCTGGAACTGGAGTAGACCCCATGGTCATGAAGCTCAGAGGTAGAGGACCCCAAGAAGGCCTTATTCAGTAGCCTCAGGAACTCTCTGTTGGTCAGACCCCGTAGCTGTTCAGAAGCCAT